TTAATTTGGATTCTCCGCATTTTGTGCATTTGCGATAATCATTTTCGTGTGAAACGCTATCATATTTTTCCTTAGCGTGACGTAACACCGCGACTCGTCTATCACTAGCACAACATTGACAAAGATTTGTTAATTTTTCGCGACTTACGGTAAAATTTTCCTCATTAACCTCTTTTAATTTGTTACAATCTCTACACCTTTGATATTCAATATACTTCTCGCACATTATTCTTTTACTTCTTCAACATCTACTAAGGAATGATACAGAATAGCCGCCGCGTAAGGATTCAACTCAAAATTTCTAGCCAAATTATCTACTTTGGCATAAACTTCTGTATTTTCAATTTTTTGTTTAAAATCCAAATACGTCGCTACTTTGTCTTCCCATTCAACTTTCGGTTCATTAATTACTATCTGCTCGACAACAGAACCAACCAATTCAGATTGTTCTTTTGAGAGCTTCTTTATATTATATTGCTTTTTAACGGCGATTTCAAGTTTTTTTTCTAATTTTGTTGCCGCCATTACCGTGTCTTTTAAAGATTCGGGGGTTGCTCTTTGAGACGCGCCGACATTGCCCACTGGTTTTGGCTTTTTGGTGGTCTGCGGCGAACTAGATCCCGTAGGACGACCTCCATCATTTTCTTGTGGTTTGCCCAATAGCGGTTGATATAATTCTTTATCACGTAACGCTTTATACGCGGTTTGGTCAACAACGCTTTCCTTTGAATCGGGGAGGACTCCACTGTTTAACGCCGTTACAACCTCATCGGCGGTAAGAATACCTAATTGGGCGAGTTGCACGAAAATTCTTTCCCGAGTTGCTTGCTCGCGGATATTGATAGGCTCATATTCTGGCGTAGGAATATCTTTAAATCCAAATTCGCGAGCAATAGATTCCATTTGAGGAATTAAAAAACTATCTAAAAATACTTGACGATCATACTTTAATTTTTCTACAAAGACATCTAATTTAATTACCGCAGATGACATTTTAGCATCACCAAATAATACATTTCCCAAACCGGAATCTATTTCATTATCAAGGGCCGTATATTTTTGAGGATCAAATAAATCTCCAACATCAGGCACTAACCATTCACCCTTAATAGTGTAATCTCCAACAATTACGCTGCTTATAGAGTCACTTGTAAAGAGACTTTGGATTGCAGCGATTTGTTTAACACTCGGGGCACCGGCCTCCTCCGAGCCTGCGGTAATTAATAATGTCGCCCTAAGAATCTGCCGATTAATCGCCAAATCGATCCTTCTCAATTCAATGCGCTGACTAAATAATTCTATGAGCCCGAAATACTTAGGAATTGCCATGCCTTCATAATCAGTCTTGCTCTGAAAAATAGTAACTAAGTGTTCAGGACTTAATGGTAGTTGAACAACACCCATCGAGCCGGGGTTGTTAGGATTTCTTTTATTTTTGATTGCTTGCGCGAATTGTTTTAATTCTGGCACCTTCTCAATCATGGCTATATTCTCGGGTGAAGAATCCCGAAATAATGCGGCGATTTCATACTGGTTAAGAATCTTGTAATAGCTAGGAGTAATAAATGTGGTCCCACCATAAAGACCCACCCACGCAGGATTTAAAAGTAAGTATTTAATTGGTAGTTTTTTGCCAGAAGTTACTTCCGCACCGAACGCTTCATTAAAAATTTTAACAGTATTCTTATCTAACGTGCTATTGAGTTTATAGAAGAAACAATTCCCGGACCTATTATATTCAAGGTAGAATTGTGCTTGGAGATTTTTGTAATTGATTTTTTTAAGCCATTTTTCAAAGAAAGAGCGTGATTGTGCAGTTCCGCCGCGAAGGATAATATTGCCCGTGCAAAGTTGGACATGAAGATCAATAGTTTGACGTAATTTAGTAATAAAAGTATAACCCGCTTGCATCAAGTTGATCGCCTGAGTAATCCAGATGCCCCACCCGCCATAGCCATTCCCCGTGCCACCTATTCCGCTGCCCGCATAAGCATCCCCATACCCGAAGGGGTAGGGCGAACAGGCAGATTCGTAAATTGGTGCATACTTAGCTATCTGAGTGATGCTAGTAGCCGTATTTTGCCTCATAGACGTGCTAGGAGAATTCACACTCGCCCTAACCTGATTAATCATCGCTCCATCATCGAACGCGGCAACTACGGTTTGGAACCCCCTACCATAAGCAGACAATTCTTCATTAATAGGAGATGCGGCGGATACAATTTTTTTAGTTTTTGGGCGTGCCATAATGTTAAATTACACCATTTTCGGTGCTAAATGCGGTTAAAGTTAGTTGGTTTGGGGTTAAAGCTGGCCGAAAGCTAAAGTTGCGTTGTCACGATGGCCACCGGACTATCGTATGATTCATATCTATTAAGTTTTGTCTTATTAGGATCTTTAAGGTCTTGGTAGATTTTAGCACACCAATTTGCAATAAGTAATGCGGAATAATTATCTTTACGAATTTTTTTGTTAGAAGAACTGCGTTTAATATTCGCGGGCAAATCAAAACGGGGAATGCCGGATGGTCCGCCCCCTTGCGGCGAAATTCTTGAACATTGGTTTTTGACATCCTCAATTAAATAGTCTTGCCATTCAATAAAATCTCCATTACCCATTTTTTTTGTGGCGTCGGGATCATCGGGATCATCCGCAACATCTAAGTTTTTTTGCCCAAATACTAAATCCAACGGGATGTTAGAATTCATAATAGTATTAAAAGCGTTATCATGTGCCGAAGCTGCCGACGCGAACCATAAATTTTTATGCTCAATACAACTAACTAAATATTCATTAGCGCGAAGAATCCATTTAGATGTAAAATATTGTTTCATCATAATGTTTCCTGTATCTGGATTATATTCTCTTTTTGCTTCATCCAACATTACGATCCAATCGTTGCCCTCCTTGTCTGAATCAAAATTAAACAGTCCTAATTTTTTAGGAAAGTCTTTAAATAATTCTGATGCTTCTACTGCGCCGCAAAATTGGTCTCCCCCCGCACTATCCATTCCAACCATCTTAATATTAGGAAAACTTGTGAGTAGATAGTAAAAATATTTAATATGATCACTAACATTTCCTCCCGCTCTTTGGTAGTTGTGAACGCAATATGCAATCTCTTTTCCGTTTGCGTCTTTATCCAACTCTAATAAACACATGGCAAAATAATCTGCGTTCTTGGCGTTTGAAAAGTTTGAGTCAATAGCAAGGATACAAGGATTATCGTTGTCCGCCGCAACCTTAGTAGTTGGGTAGCTATTGGGGGGCACCGTGGCCTCTTTCATTTTTTTAGCGGAAAAGTATCCATCGCTACCATCAACAAATTGTGCGCAATATTCGCGACGAAAACTATTAGAACCATCTTCTGCTTTTGATTGTTGAATCGCGCCCATATCAATCATATGAACGGGCAAAACTTCATAGCTAAGTTGAGATACGAAATATGTAGAATTTTTTAATACTTTTTTAGCTTCGTCTTTTTCAAAATCCTCATTGTTTAATATATTAGGATTGTCAATAATATCACACCATAACTTATACGTTTCATACAAATAATCAAAGGTGTAAGACGCCGAACTTAACGCAATCATTTGAGCGGTATTAGGAAATGAAACTCGTTGATCGGGGCGAAGTAAGCCTTGCGAAATTAACTCGTCTTCTGTTTCGGTAATCTCTTGTCGTTTACCAACGTCTAATGGAGAGTTTAGGAAGGGCATTAACACGCTCTTAACCGTCTCCGCTTGTAAAGAAAGGTATTCGTCACAAATCAGCTTGGAACAGCGCATCCCCCTTAAATTTTTACCCGAAAGTGGCACCGCCGTAATCGTTCCTGTGCCCGGTTCTGCCACACGATATATCCACTCGTCACTTCTTTTTAGTGTCCCCGAAAAACATTGTGCCGCCAACGCCGCTTTTTTATCGTTCAATAGTCCTTCAATATAATTGAATACTCGCCTGCTAGTCCTAAAGGTAGAAGACGCAATAATGATTTTACTATCGGGTTCAAAAATACATGACAACACGCAGTAAACCGCTGTGAGCCAGCTTTTCGCCCCGGCTCTGGCCCATACAAGCATATTGAAGTTGTGATTAAACATTCCATATAATGTAATCTCTTGATACCTTGCTAATTTAATACCTAATAATATCTCTGCTGCGATACCAAGATTATATCGAAAATACTTAATTAAATTAATTTGCGCCTCTTTGTCTGTTAGTTCTCCTCTAGACGCAAGAATCTCCTTGTTGATATTATTCGGGGGCGGAGCATTTTGGGCACCAACTAACCAACTCATAGATTTTGTTCTCCCTTAACATTTCGAGCACGAATTCTTTGCCCGTCATGCTCTATCCAATTGTTTTTAGAATTATTATCTTTCCACCATAGGGGTTGAAAATTTGAAAAATGAAAACAAACCCTTTGCTGCTCAATATCTTCTAGATTAAATTGGACAATCGGCTGTATGTGATCAAGATTCCAGCAATCTTGCCCGTTTGACCAGTTGCTCCAATTCATTCCGGGCTCCCACAAAGACTCAATATACTTTACAAATTCTGCAACGGTTGCCCCCAATAAAGTTAATGCGCTAGATTTTTTCCAACCATGCTTTAGTGAATTATATAAAGATGTTCTTAAATTACATGCGATTTTATACTGCACGTCCGCCTTCTTCCGCTCTTTTCTACGCACTCTTTCTAATGCATTTAAGTGCTCTCGGTGGGTTTTCTGATATTCCCTTCTATATTCCCGCATAAATTCTTTATGATCGGCCATCCACTTTCGCGAAATTTCTGCTGCGCGTTCTGGATTAGCCTCTCTCCATGCACGATTTTTAAGTAATTTATCCTCCCTATTTTCTGCATACCAGCCTTTATGATATTCCTTTCTATATCGTTTTCCTTCTGGTGTGGACATTCGTATTCTAGCGCGGGCATTAATTTCATCTTTATTCTGTTCATATCGTGCCGCAGTTCTTGTTAAAACTTTCTCTTTGTTATTCTGATAATAGAGTTTGCCCTGTTCAGAAACTTTTTCCTTATTGGCTTCATAATACTCTTTTCGTTTATTTGGATTGCACGAGCGATATACTTTTGAATATTCGCTTTGTTTTTGTTTCTTTTCGGGTGTCGAATTTTGTATTTTAATACATGCTTTGCATACACGTCCCGTCTTAGGAAATAAATCAATGGGTTTTGTTTCACTACAAATTTTACAAGTCTTCTTTGTGGTATCTTTTACAATTCCATTTAATTTTTCAAACCTTCGCCGTGCGTGGCCTTCATCATTAGCAATTTTAACACACTCTCTACAACGCAACCAATCGCCGTCCAATTTTGAAAATTCATCCGAACTTTTATGGGTTTGGCATTTTCTACAAAAATATAAATTATCTTCCTGTTCCATTTTACAATTTGATTAACCCACTATTATATCCAAACTGGAGATCAATTTCAAGAATTTCTTCATTAAAAAACAAAAGGTATGGAATTAACTTAGCCGCCTCTTTTCGTCCCTCGCAAAAAACGAATTGAATTGTGGCCGGGAATTTTCTACACAAGTCTCTGATTCTGTGTGCAATAAAGTCAGGATTTGCCCGATGTAAAAACCAATTTTGCGCATAAAAAAAGCTAGAAAACGAAGATTCAACGAGAACAATTATATATTTGTTTTGTTTTTTTGCCCGTTCAATTTCTCTAGTAAATCGTGCGAAACTGTCATTTGATGCGACCGAACCCCATAGGTCATTGGCGCTTTTTCTCTCGATACTTACCATTTGATTTTCTCTTTCAATAGTATAATCGCCAAAATCTAATTTCTTAATAATAGTATTATGTTGTGTTTGAATTGCTTTTCGTTCTCGCGTATCTTGGATTATGGTAATATCATTTGGAATATTATTAGCGGGAAAAACTAAATTATCATATTTCAAAAAAGAATTAAGTTGTAAATCCTTAATGAGTTTACTATAGCCGCCATTATAATGCTTATCCACCGTTCCCGCATGAGGCAAAACTTTAATAGTCATTGTCTCAACCATTTGGGGGGCATACTTCAATTCTTTCAAATCGGCATACCCCTTATAAACATCCAAAATAAATTTCTGTATCACTTCCGGCGTTTTATTTTCAAGAGCGTTAAGGAAAAACTTCTTCATGTTGCGCTTATCCTTGAAATTTTGCAAATGATAACTTTCGGGCGATTTGCATTCTAAAATTTCGCCAGTCAACAGATCAAATCTATTTTCTAAATTAAACTTTTTACGCATCACTCTCCCCTAGAATCTCCTCAATAGTCATCCCGCGAACCATAGCTTTCATCTCGTCCATATCTCCAATTCTCTTAATCTCTTCTTTGAGCATTTTCTTTTTCAGTTCGCCCAGATGAGCATAACGGTGACGAAAATCCTCTTGTTTCCATGCAACCGAGAAAGGCAAAATAGAAGTAAATTCTTTATTCTGTTTCTCTATCTTTGATGCTCGCTTTGTTGTCAGTTGAGAATATAAACCTTTTTGGCGAGTAATACATTGATTGTATTCCGTATTCGCCTTATTAATTGCGTCGTTAAGCCCAAGATGAATCTTTTTGCCGTCGCTTTCGTCTCTTTGTGCTTCTTGCGCAGTCTTAAGAATCTTTAAATGAGCCTGAATGTCATAGCTAATAACAATTTCTGATCCCAAAGTTATATATTGGTCCAAATCTTCGGCACTAACGTCAATCTCGTTATACAAAGAACGCACAATAGAATCCTCAAATAAATCTCGCTGACTATTTTTACCATACTGATTCATTTGATAAATAAAACGATAAACGCTAAGATGCCGTTTCAAACTTTCTATTTTTTTAACCTCCGACTGTTTAAGTTCAGATTCTTTTAATGATAAACCCAAATACTTATTAACTTTTGCTATAACCTCGCAATTTCTTTTGGGTGCGCGGTAATCATCCGTAGCAATATCGTCGCCCCGAATCTTTGGAACCGCAATACCATCAAAATCTTTTGCGTCCATCATCTCCAACTTATCATTATAATAGGATTGGACCGTGCGAGTTTCTTGATGCAGATTGCTCAACCCTTCATTTTTCCAAATCAGTCTAGCCAATTCAACAATTCCAATATCACCACGAACCAATCCTCCAATATTAGCGTCAATTTGTTTCTTTTGATCGTCCGTGAGCGGGGCCGCGCCCTTTGGAACTGGTGTTGTTCTAGTCTTAAACTCAAACCCCGAACTCCCCATAAACCCCTTAACAACGCGCCCCTCCTGAGTCTGACCGTTTAATTTAGTATTATTGAATGCTTTTTGGGTAATATTCTTTAGGTTTAACTCTTCGGGCGGGAGAGTAGCGAATAAATGACAAATCAATTCTTTTTGTTCATCTGTCAAGGTAATTTCCGGCTTTTTTCTGTGTTCGTACGCCATGATGCAATTTTCTTTAATTTGGTTTTTATTAAAAGTCCATATCCTTAACGACTTGTTGTGAAACTTTGTAGATTTTAGTCTTGAGTTTAGCTATGGTTTTGTAACCAACGCTTGCTTTTCCTCCCTCGACTGAGTAATTTAGTTGTCTCGCCGCCTGTAGGTCTGTCAAATGTTCAATAAAAAGTAAGGTGTATGCTTTCCATTCTAAAGGCCTTAGTTTTTGTTTAAGGAGGTTATTGAATTCTGGAATTTTTTTATCAAAATTAGTAAAATCAGAAGTCTTATCATTAATTTCTTGGTGGATTTGATCGTGTTCGGCGGTTAAACGGGGCGCGGAAATACTATGCGCGATATTAATTTCCATTTTGTAGCGCTTTCCTCCGAACCATTTTGCGTAATCCAAACATTGTTGAGAGTGTGTGCCGAAAATAGCGCAGGTCGATCCGCCACCATTGTAAGGACATCGGTTGCATGGCTTGGCCATCGACTGATAATGGTTTCTCATTAAGTTCTTTAGCTGATTGCTAATTAACCTATTGGCCCAATTGGGAAACGCGGCTTTAAGGGGGTCAAATAAATGAATCTTACGGGCGATATGCAAATGAAGGAGCTGCGAAATATCATCTAAACTAATATAAGCAAGAGAAAATAATGTCCATCTAAATATCCTTTTACCTATCTCCTTATCAATAATATCCTCATACTTCTCATACAACCTAATGTTTTCGCGGGGTAATTCGTCCATAGATTGCGCCATTACAGATTTTCGATAAAGATTCTTGCGGATTGGCGGGCGTCATATAATGGATGGTGTTTCGGAAGTTCGTTATGGAGTCTGTCGAAAGTGCCAACAGGGTCTTTGCCTTTAGATAATAAAATTGAACTTAAATCAAAAAGAGGATAAGGTCCATCCCATTTTCTAGTCGTTAGGCCCGTTGCGATGCACTTTGTAAGAAAATTAGCCTCTACGGGCCAACCGCAATCTGTAATCATCGCCGCGCCCAGCTCTTTCCATTTTAGCCATAGCGCCCAAAAATCATTATATAAATCTGATAAACTTAAATGAGTAATATCTAATTCGGGCAGATTTTCCTTACACCATTTCCTATCATCGTCCGCGCCATTTACCTCATTAGGATTAACGGCAAAGTAACCCGATTCTAGTTCGTTGCCCCTATTGTCAATCACTACCCAACCCACCGCAAAAGGATCGCCAAAAAGACCAATACTTTCAATATCAAAAACTAAAAAATGCTTATATTCCATAATTAACAAATTTGTTACACGAAATAACCTAAAATTCCCAATAAATCATTATTCTCTAACTAATTATACCCGTTTAAACTAAAGATTTCAAGATTATTTTCAAAAAGATTAACTTTCCCTAGATTTAGATGATGATTGTCTTTTGGGGTGTAAATCAAATTGTGAAAATAGAAGATGTCATAAGGTCCATAACTAACCCAAATGCACGACGATATATTAAATTTTGTATAAAACAATTAAGCAAATATAGCATTCCTCTCTACTTAGATGGTGGACTGTCGGTAATTGGAGCAAATACAGCGGGCTACTTCGCGGAAGATGAAGGTGTGCGATGTTTCGTAGGACCATCACTGGATTGGTTGCTAGTCTTAGGGCATGAAAAAAATCACGCTTTATCCTTTGCGTTACAAAAACCCCAATGGATCGCATATCAACAACTTGATACATCTATAGATGATATAATCCATCGCGGTAAACAAGTGATTAATCCTATAAAGACCTGCCGCGTATTAGTTAATCTTGAGCATCAAGCGGAAACAGCAGCGATTAGAGATGCTAAAAAGTATTACCTGCCAGTGGATTTGCCATACTACCAACAAGTCGCGAATCTTACCTTATGGAAGTATATCTTCTGTATTCATAATAATGGTTATTGGGTAAAATTAACTAATAAAGTGCAAAATGACCTCGCCGCGACCATGCCCACGAAACTTTTGCCACGCAATACGTTCCTTTTGAGTAACATGCCGCCAGAATTACGAAATCAGTTAGAAGAATTACGCATAAAGTAGATTTTATCAATAAAATTTCTATTATTCAATAGTTTTTCTTGTTGACTTTTGTTTTTTTATTGCTAAAATAGATTGTTTATGAATAAAATCAACGTCTTAAGTCTCTTTGATGGTATATCGTGCGGCAGGATAGCCTTAGAACGCGCACAAATCCCCATCAATCAATACTTTGCAAGTGAAATCGACAACTATGCAATTAAAGTAACTCAAACAAACTGGCCAAACACTATTCAATTGGGAGATGTCACGAAAGTGACTGTGACAGATTTGCCTAAAATTGATTTATTAATGGGTGGATTTTGTTGTCAATCATTTAGTTTCGCCGGTAAACAATTAAATTTCAACGATTCGCGCGGAAAGTTATTCTTTGAATGCGTCAGGCTGTTGGAAGAATGTAAACCCAAATGGTTCTTGTTTGAAAACGTAGTTATGAAGAAAGAATATCAAGATATTATCTCGGAACATCTTGGCGTGCAACCAATTATGATAAATTCATCTTTGGTTTCTGCTCAAAATAGGCGGCGGCTGTATTGGACGAATATCCCTAACATTAACCAACCAGAAGATAAGGGGGTTTTGTTAAAAGATATTATTGAAGAATTAGACGAATCAAAATACGAATATATTCATGAAGGTCTTTCTTCAACGGGAAAAGTGGGGAAATCATACTTACAATACGACGGTAGTGGAAAAGGTAATCGGAGTCAAAATTACCGTGCATATCTCTTAAATGGCAAAATGGGGACATTAAATTATTCGGCCCCTCATGGAAGTAAAATTTTATTAGATAATGGAAGAATTAGAAAAACAACTAGAGTAGAACACGAACGGTTACAAACACTCCCCACTCACTATACAGAATGTTTAGAAATTAATAAAGCAAAGGCGGCAATTGGCAACGGGTGGACTGTAGATGTAATAGCACATATCTTTAGTTTTATGCACAACTGTTTAAAATTAACCCAATAGATCAAATCTATCTTGATTTACTCGCTCCACTTGTAAACAACGCATTTAAAAATGTCCACAAAACACATACAAATTTCGAACAAGACCGGACAAGACCGGACAAGGCCGGACAAGCTCGCAAAAGAAAAACATCATCTTAGAAAGAAAATCATAAAATTGACGAAAGGAGACTTACGAATTCATTCGGTAGAGGAATTTCGCATAAAAACCAAAAATAAATGAAATAATTAGAGAATTTTTCAAAATAGCGCGTAAAACAAATTGTGCGTATAACGTATAATACGAGAATTATCTTTGATTTATATTGCAGGTCGTCGTCACTCGACCAAACGTCCCGGCTAGTTGCGGGACAAGCCCTCGACTTTAGTCGGGGTAAGTGACGTGAGCCGTTTATGAGCCCTTAAACGTAAAATAATTACAATTTAAAGGGGTTTCAACTAAGGACGAGTTTCATTATGTCGCCACTTATGGCGAACAATGCCATATATTTTTACTATTTCGCCTCTTTCGCCGACATGATGCACCAGCAATGTTCCTCTTTTTTCTTATGATCCACTAATAAGATATATGACCAAAAATCAAGATTATTTTATTTTTCTTTGGGCTTCCAATCGCCTTTAAGATTATTAATTTCATCAAACGTATCAATAATAAATGCTAGAGAAGGACTGCGGCAAATATCGTCTTTGGTAAATTCCCACGTATAAATCCCAAATTCTTTCGCGCGGTCAGTATTAAAAGCATTATAAACTTTGGTGAACCCGCTATTCTTAACGTCGCTTTGTCGTTCATCGGCACAAATAATCAACGTAGAGAATCTAGCCATGCGACTCATGCATAAAAGCAGATTTTCCACCGTGGCATTTTGCGATTCGTCCAGCAAAAGTCCGTCCGTTACGTTCAAACCTCTCATAAATCCCATAGGAATACCGACTACCCTCTCATCATTAATCAATGAAGTAACTTGTGTCGGAGGCAATAATTCTTCTAACTTAGACAGACATGGGGCCAAATACGGCTGCATTTTACTGACCAACTCGCCTTTAAGGAAGCCGACTCCATGAGCACAACTTTCAACAGGAACGCGACAGTATGAAAATGAACTAATTTTCTTTTCTTTCATCTTTTGGAGTAAACAATATACCGCCAAAATACTTTTTGCTGATCCAGCCGGACCCTTAACCAATAAAATAGAAACTTTTTTATCTAATGCTAATTGAATAAACTCTTTCTGTCGCGGAGTCCAAGGTAAATCTCTGATGGATAATTCAAGAGTTAATTTAGATTTTGCTTTATGTGGACTATACGGGCTATGATCTTTCTTAACCTCATTATTCGCGCGGGCGACCGTTTGGGGGCGGGGCTTTTTACTCATGCAAGTTATATTAACCCAAATAAAGCACAATTATCTTTAAATGTGTCGCGTGACAAATTTAGTAAGTTATACGCACTAATTCGGTGTAATAGGAACCCCGCTGTTACGTTTCCCAAGTAGCAAGAATAGCGCCGCCCGTGACTCCAAATGTAATTGCCGAACCAAGCGTATAATTTGGATAGCCACCGCCCGCGATAGTGGCAGTTGCATTTACAGATGTCCCGTTTACGCTGGCGATGCCCGATTGGACGTTGATGCTATAAGCACGCGCACCTACGGGGATTGTTGCCTGTCCACTATTAATTCCTGT